GCGAGGCTTGTCTCAGACGAAGATGCACGGCTGACCTCAGAGGAGAGGCCTGAGGCGAGGCTTGTCTCAGACGAAGATGCACGGCTGACCTCAGAGGAGAGGCCTGAGGCGAGGCTTGTCTCAGACGAAGATGCACGGCTGACCTCAGACGAGAGGCCTGAGGCGAGGCTTGTCTCTGCCGACTTAGCACGGCTGCACTCGGCTGAGAGTGCTAAGTCTAGGCTTGTCTCGGCCGAAGATGCGCGGCTGACCTCAGATGAGAGACTTGAGCCAGAGGCGGCAGCAAGGCTTGTTTCTACGGACTGCGCACGGCTGACCTCAGATGAGAGGCCTGAGGCGAGGCTTGTCTCAGACGAAGATGCACGGCTGACCTCAGATGAGAGGCCTGAGGCGAGGCTTGTCTCAGACGAAGATGCGCGGCTGACCTCAGATGAGAGGCCTGATGCAAGGCTTGTCTCAGACGAAGATGCACGGCTGACCTCAGATGAGAGGCCTGAGGCGAGGCTTGTCTCAGAAGAAGATGCACGGCTGACCTCGGATGAGAGGCCTGAGGCAAGGCTTGTCTCAGAAGAAGATGCACGGCTGACCTCAGAGGAGAGGCCTGAGGCAAGGCTTGTCTCGGCCGACTTAGCACGGCTGCACTCAGCTGAGAGTGCTAAGTCTAGGCTTGTCTCGGCTGAAGATGCGCGGCTGACCTCAGATGAGAGGCCTGAACCAGAGGCAGCAGCAAGGCTTGTTTCTACGGACTTCGCTCGAGATACTTCAAGCGAAACATTACCAATGACAGCAATTTCAGCATTAGGGTATGATGTCCAGGGTGTGCCTGCGGAGGGGTACGCCGCACCTCCATTGTTATTTATATATAAACTTGCTGTCGTATTGTCACCTGATCCGGATGCAATTCCAGTACCAATTGTAAGAGTGCTTGTAGCAATATTATTTATATCTAAAACCTGTAAAACCTTTGCAGATAAGACAGGCACGTATAATGTGGTGCTTAAATTGAATTTTGTTTCTGTGCCTATCGCGTTGCCCCCCTCGCCTAACGAAACGCTACCAGCGCCGTTAAGACCTCCAGCTTTGTTAAAAACGAACTGCGCGCCAAACGTGCTAGCAGGCGTTTCGTATTCTCCAATTGTGGTCGCTACCGCTCTTAGTCTATTAGCCATGGTTTATACACTAAGAGAAGAAAAAAAATTTATGATAGTTCTAAAATAACGCGGAACTGTAACGCATCATTTTCTGTTACGCCTGCCTCTTCTAATGTCTTTGAGCCTTCTAGAACCGCATCTTCTTTTTCTAAATCAAACGTAGCCTTTAATGATGCAAGACCTAATTGAATAACCAGAACTGAGATAAGTCCTGATACTAAAGTTGAGCCAGGAACCTCGGGGGTTACTTTTTTTCCAAGAAAGTCTTTTACTAGCATAGCAACTTCTGTTGGTGAATATGCGCGTTCGCTGTGGACGGATGTAACAACACTTACATTAACCTTCATTTATCTACAGATGGTAGACAAAATGATATCAATTGAAATTCCTTAAGCAGGTTCTTAGCTGGAAACGTTAAGTCTCCACCGTACACAACATAATCAAATGTTTTAAGTATGTTATGTAGCGTTTCAGATGCAGTTGTATCTTTAAGGCAAGGAGCACCTACACCGCCAAATGGACTATATCCTTCCAATGCAATATTGTGTTCCTTACAGTAGTCTAGTAGTTCTGGTGTCGGCGGCTTAAGAGCGCTGCAACAAATCTGGTTTACAGTGGGCCTTGTTACAGCATAGGATAAAAGACGTTCAAGATCCGGGACGTTGAAATTGCTAACACCTAGATTCTTAATAAGACCTTCTTTATGATAGGTTTCTAGTACTTGCCAACTCTCCTTAATTAGCTGAGGATGCGCAGCGGCAGGCTTACCCCACACATCAGGACGATGAATTAGCGCTGTATCAATGTAACCGAGACCAAGATTATTTAGACTATTTTCGACACTTCGGGTGGCCTTCTCAGTGCCCGCCCACTTTGGATGGATCTTCGTCGTTACATGGATTTCCGCACGAGGAATACCTGAATTTCTAACAGCTATACCAACTTCCTTTTCGTTCTTGTAAAGTGCGGCAGTGTCAACACGCCGGAGACCAGCTGCTAGCGCCTCATGTACTGTTGCTTCAGTTACATCAAGTGGTACCCTATAGGTACCAACTGCAATAGAATTCATTGTGACAGTGGGCGATCATAGCGACTGTTGTGGTCAATTTTTTTTTCTAAACCCAATATAGTAATGTCTTTTGCCAACCTGTTTAAAAACGACCCTGTAATGCGCGCTTTGAACGATGATAACGTCCTGTGGGGTGACCTTATGATGGATCTTGAAGAGGGTGCCTTAGCGGAGCCTAGGGCAAGGCAGACACGGAAGTCCAAATCAAAGTCCAAGTCGGCATCACCAAAGGCATTGTCTTACCACAGTTCCAATATGTTAAAGGGATTTAAGACACCCGACCTGCGCTTGCGCAAGGGCATCTATGAGAACTTCCCTGTTGTTGTGAACGATCTCGGTGGAGGAATATACGAGATTACATGGCATAAGAAGAATTTGGAGGACTGGCGGAAGGAACGGGCCATGTCCTGGGATGAGTTCCAAGAATACGAGCTCTTCTGCGAATATCGTTTAGTTCATTCTCTAAGGAAACATGCAGATCGGTATGAACTGATGCCAACCACAAACAAGGACCAGATTGTGCGGTTCAAGATGCTTATGGCCGAGGCTGCGTTTAAGGGACCCAAGTTAATGCGGCTTAACGATATCAAGACCCATTTCCCAGTCGTCTGGCATAAGGTGGACGGTCGTGCCGGTGAAACAACCTATGCGATCGAGGTTCGCGGTGACTTTATGCGCAAGGCGTCAAAGGCGGAGGCGGCGTCGATGCGTGAAGCGCTTATGGAAGCGCTGCGTGCATCACGTGCATGGGCTGTTCTAGCGGCGAGGGTAGAGGATGGCGCAGCGGTTTGCCGTATTGAAATGAAGCATGAATAGGTCTAGGGAAATTTTAATTTTAGGATGTACACGTCTATTGTATTAGAGGTGTAGACCAAACTTCTCGGATTTGGATCGGGTTCCAGTGCCTTACCACTAGGATCAAACGCTCTGCCTATTTGAAGAGCTTTCTTCAACACAGTCTCTATATCTATGTAGATTGTGTTATCCACAATTGTTTTGGACTTGTAATCAAAATAGAATATATAATTAGAGTTCATCCCGTATTCTAGTCGAGTTTATTAAAAGAAAAGAACCACCGCGCTGCAACTGTATCTGAACATACAGAATTGTAAGGAAGAAAATCGTTGCAACCAAAAAAGTGTAGGACATCATCTTAAATAGTTTTGTACTGTTACTTTTAGGTCTAAACAGTATGATAAGATATTTGCATAAAATGTTAACAGAAGATGGCATTCTTGCATTAATAACGGCTCTGATTGTTTTTTCTTGTTGCGGGACTGTTTTAGGAGCTGCACTATGCCCCTGTTCGTGCAAACCTAGTCGAGATTGTAGGCGAGATTGCAATGATTGTCGTAGAGATAGAGAACGATGCAGAAAGCGTTATGACTGCGATTGTGGACGCGAGAGAGCTGATACGGATGAGGAGCTTGTATCTTAGATTACGGCTGGTGGAGCGTGCCTTAGTTCTCCAGGCAACACACAAGAATACATCTTGGCAATCTCTAAAGCTTCCTTATTTACATACGCGCGCAAAGTATCTAGCTGATTTTTAAGACTATTGAGCTCCTCTTCAGTAGGCGTAGTGCTTAGGCGCGCCATTGTCTCTAGACTACTGGTTGAATACATCTCAAGCAGCTGAATCCAAGCCTGCACCTTATACGTGGCCTTCTCCTTCTTCTGCAACATAAACTTCCAGTCATCGTCCTTGAGCTCGTTTACGAGCCGGCGGACGCGTAGAATTCGGCGCGGCTCCTCATCCATAAGATTGCGTAGCTCAACACGGTACCCATTAATTTCCACCTGACGAATATGATAAGCAATTCGCTGATGCTCAGCCAATACATCAATAATTTTAGCTAGTGGCGGCTTAGCACCCGTAAGTGCTTGCTGGGCAAGCATTTGCCTACGCAAGGTAGCCATAGTTTGTGTCAGCGTATTAAGTTCAGCACAGGCATGTACAGGGCCCTCACCCATACGAGGAAGAACTTGACCCGTAGCGCGCATCCAGGCAAAGTAATGCGGATTGTGGATAACCTGCGTCTCAATCTTCCCCGTATTCCAGCTAAATGCAGTATTGCACTGCGTACACCACATCTGGTCGCAGCCATCAATCTTAGAGATAAGCGATGCACACTTAGGACAGGGGCGAGCCTCCTTTTTAATCTGCTTAATCGTTTCTACGAGTTCCATATCGCATACGTGGTCCTCCTTTTTTGTTACGTGGCAAGCAGCACAGACCTGGATTTCGCACATACCGCACTTATAGTTCTGTGACAGAAAGCCCTCGCAGCTAGCCTCAGGGCACTTCATAATGAACTGGCGACGCTCCTTTGGCGCAGGAGGCGCATCTCCATAGTGTCGTGGCAGAGTACCATAATAGCTCACAATATGACGCGGGCTATTCATTGCCTCCTCAACTGCAGAAATCCGCGCAAGATAAGGGCGCTGGAGCTTTCTGGCCTTCTTACGAAGCACATCTGTCTGCTTCATCTTACTTAGACGCTCTTCGGAACGCCACCAGTCGCGCCGCTGCTCCAATGTCTTGCCCTTGTTATTTGTGAATTCTAGGGCACGAAAGGCACGGTCGGCGGCGAAGTAGGTGGCAACATCTGGAATAGCTTCCATCTCCTTGCGAATAGCATCCCGTTCCGCCTTTAGAGGCGTGATTAGTTCCTTCGCATTTTTATACCGATGAGCGTCCTCCTGCGTATCAGGCAGACGCGCCTTCTCGCGGTCATACAGCACCTTCTCGCGATGGAGCTTGTAGGGTCCAGTACGAAAGGTCTGGGTAAGTGTTGAGTACAGGAACGTATGGGTCCAGGGCGCCTTACAGGATGCACATGTAGGATCCTTGCCGTCGTCCTGAAGTAGGAATGTCTGTAGGCAGGTGCGACAAATCTTAGAATTGCAGGCAGGGCATGCCGTTGGCGCGCGTGTGCTCTTATTGAAAGCGTCGAAACAGATGGTGCAGTCAGTCATTTTAAAGGAAGGGAAAGGAAAAGAAGTAGAGCGCCGCAAAAACACTTAGTTGCGTCAGCGTTAGTTCAATTTTTCAAAAATGCCCGCGTTTGATTTTATTGAGATAGGAACGAGCGACTTTGAAACGCTTATTCAAAGCTGTGACCTTAAAACAGGAATATCTGTAGAACCTGTAAAGTATTATTTAGATGCTCTACCAAACAAGGCAAATGTTATAAAAATACATGCTGGAATATCAGATTTGGACGGATTTATCGAAGTATTCTATGTTCATCCTGATGATATTAAGAAGTATAATCTAATTTCGTGGGTCCGTGGATGCAATAGTGTTGGCTGCCCGCATCCAACCGTTGTAAAATTATTGGAAGAGAATAATATTCCATTATCGATCATTAAAAAAGATGTTGTTAATGTTAAAAGTATTGCTACTCTTTTTCTGGAAAATGATGTGCAATCAATAGGATATTTAAAAATCGATACTGAAGGTCACGACTGCATCATTCTTCATAATTATATTGATTATTGCGAGGTTCGCCCTGAACTCTTTGCTAAAAAAATAAGGTTTGAGACGAATGAATTATCATCTAGGGCCGATCAGGTAGAAGTGATTGATCGTCTTTTAAATAATGGTTATACTGTAGTGTCATACGACAAGGATGCTGTACTTACTCGACTAGCATAGGAATACTGCGGTCCCTACAATAATCGGCCACTTGCTTCAATGCGTCGTAGCCAATCTTACCGGTGCCGACAAAGGCGTGGCGATCTACACAAGCGCCACAGGGCGTAGCGCTGTCGTTAAAGTGCACGAGCTTCAAAAGCGTAGGGTCCAGTGCATGGAGCTTCTGGATGTACTCCAAAGGCTGCTGACCAGTAGCAAAGACGTGGCAGGTATCTACGCAGATGCGGAAGCGCGGATCATTAATCTCCTTGACGAAGTTTACGAAGTCATCGTACGTCGTTAAGGTCTCTGAACCCTGGCCTGCCGGTGTCTCTAGAAGGAGAGGGCATGTGACTGTGGCGGACGTGAGAGCCTTAAGCACATTGGTCTTCATGTGCGCTAGAGCCGTAGGGAGTGGCAGATCTGTGGACTTACCGACGTGAACGACTACGCCCTTGAGACCCATTGCATTGGCGTACTCCAGGTTCTTCTGTAGGCAGGTTACACCATAGTCCTCCTTAGTTCCTGGCTCGTGGCAAAGATTAATGATGTAGGGGCTATGAACGTACATACGAACCACAGTCTCCTGCTGGGCAGCTGCGCCAGCAGCAAGATCCTCGTCCTTCATTACAAGCTTTGTATTCTGTGGGCCTGTAAGGAACATCTGGTAGGGCTTATCGTTCACGAGCGCTAGACCTCGGAGCGTTAGCGCCACCGTCTTTTGCTTTTGAACATGGTTGCCAATACAGTGCGACTGCTGCAGAAGAAGGCCAGGGATAGGAGACGCCTCAGCCGTAGGGTTCTGCTGTGCCTTTGACAGGTTGTTCAAGAAGTCGCGGTAGGCCTTTCGCTGGGGCCAGGCACTAACGTCGTGATGCCACACTGTGTCCTGGAGAGGCAGAACTAGATAGACATCCTTTGCAGGCTCATGCAGTGCAGCGTAGGCAAAGATCTGGAACAGAAAGTCTACCCAGTTCTTCTTCAGAAGGCCTGTAAGCTTGACCTCGAAGAGCTGGGTCTCCGTCTGAGCATCAGGATGTCCCTCCACAGCCTCATACAGAACCGCTGTGTCAAAGACAAGTGTGCCCTTGACTACCTGATCCAGCTTTACGCGGGTTGCAATGATGTGGTCTAGGAACGGCTGGGTCGTCTTGGACTTGATAAGCTTCGCCTTGTCTACGTCTGAGTACTCAGGATAGAATTTAGGGATAGCCAGATGAAGATTAGCGATCGTAATATCATTAGGAGAAAGACGAAGCATCTCCTCGGCTACATGGCCCAGAAGAGAGTAGCTTTCTTCCTTAGGAAAGATGCCAAGAAGAGCAGCAGGATACTTGCCGGTTTCTGCATCAGGCATCGAAAGCTTCTTGGGCAGAAGCTTCTTGAGGTTGGACCGCTGCGTGGTATCCATCGAGGAAAGAAGGTGACGAACACGGAAAGAAAGCATTTTAGAGTTATTGTGTATGGAATTAATTATTCTACACACACAAACACTCTTAACTTTCTTTCGTGGTTCAATTTTTCTAACACCGGGCAGCCGAACGGATGTTTTTAAATGGTCTAGAGATTTTTTTTAGGCGATGTTAGAGCGCCGAGAAGATAATATCTCCAAGCCTAGCCATCCATTTTTAACAATCATATGCACCTGACCATGTCGCAGGCCCAGAAGCTACTACAACAAAGCGTGTGCCGTTGCTACGAAGTGTAACAGATGCTGTCCAGAAATAATCGAATGTTGCGCCAGGGCTTAAAACATCACAATCATCGTTATTGGGGTATAAACTTATGTATGTATAATAGTCAACGCCATTTGACCAATTGAAATTTACTGTGAACTCCAATCCGGGGTAAACTGAGGCTATCTTAGGATCAATATCTAAATACGTGTAAACGATGGGTTGTGATGTATACGTTCCGATTTGCCCTTGGACATCAACTCTGTTACTTATAGTGACCGTCTCGGTTGTTACACCGCTTAAATCTACATTGAAAACAGACGCATAACGCGGATCAATCGTTAATGCATTGTAACCATTCCATCTACCGCTTGTCTTTAAAACGGGTTTGACCGAAATAACATTTGTATTACGTTGTGAGAATGAACGCGAAACGGAAGACATCTTATAAAACGAGCTAAGATTAAAAATTTGTTAGTTTATAAAATCTCATATTGATCCGTGCTCTTGTACACTAGAAGGAAATATTTCTTAAGTTCATCTTCGTTGCAGTCAGCCAAAGCGTAGCATTTCATTCGCCCTAGATTTAATTCATCCATCTTTGAACATAAGTCTTCCTTGGTCATCGTATTATCTAGTACTAAAAAATCATTCTTAGGATTTGCATAAAGCGCCTTAATCTTATCAATCATACTTAGTAAATTGTTAAAACCAATAATACCGAATTGTTTTTCATAATTTAAATTTAGTAGAAGATTACAATACTTGTATGTATAGTCTTTGCGTTTCCACATTGGAAAACAATTAAAGTCAGGCCGTTCATCTTCCATACCTCCCTTTTCACGCATAGCTTCATTTATCTTGAGTTCACGGAAAGCTTGTGGCACTAAAAATCGCGGCCCTAAACGATTAATTTCACTGTTTCGAATTAGTGAAAAGTTACTATTACCATCGTTCATATACTGAATATATCCCAGCTTGTGAATACGCGCCATCTTCGTATAAACCGCTGTTCTGTAAATAAGCTCTTGGTCATCTATAATTGGCAGATACTCAGAATAATTACCTATTTCAAAAAGGGTTGTTCTTCTCCATATGCGCGGATGATTTGGAACGCCCACAATATGAGACAAACTATAATTATTAATATTTGGCGTCGACGATACATTAATCCAGCGCCCTTTATATTTTTGACAATAGTATCCACCATAGCCTAAAGCATAATAGTCACCGTAGCTATGATTATTTCCATTTTCGTACAAAATGGCGCAATCCATGTAAACGAATCCAACGCTCGAATTTTCATCAAATACCTTAGCTGCGTCAGCTAAACAGTCCGGTAAAATATCATCGTCGTGATCGAGTTCTAATACATATTTACCACGACATAAAGACGCAGCTTCATTCTTTACATTGCCTATGTTACCACTATTTTCGGCACGACGGTATAAACGAATTCGAGGATCGTCCTTCGCAATCTTACGCAAGAATTCAAAATGTGTATCATCTGGACTATCATCTAAAATAACCCATTCCCAATCCCTTAGAGTTTGCGACTTCAGACTGTTGTAAGGGCGATGAAGCTTCAAGTATGTATTATAGCAGGTTGTAAAAACAGAAAATATAGGTCTTGTTTCAGCTCTAGGTTTCAAACAAATATTTATATAGCAATAATTAATACCATTATTAAATTCTTGAATATTTTTTATGTTTTTAAAATGCACCCAACGCGCGCGAAAGCGATCTGCCAATGGACCTAACCTACCAATATATTCTTCTTCTGTCTTACCATACGTCACAAGCACATGATAATTTGCATCGAATAGCTTCAGTACATCTTGAGAATTTGATGTTATTTTAAACGAGCAATCAAACTTTTCTTTATTCTGATTTATAAATGTATCGATTTCTTTGTATGATTCATCACGGAAAAAAAGAATGTTAGGATATTTCATTAATTAGTTCTTGTTTTATTCCCTTAGACCTTGGTTTAAAAATCAATGGATTGTATAAACTTAAATGAACTATGATACTATGAGAAGACGTTTGAATTCAGATCAGCGACTGTCTTATGAACAATATTTATCGGGTTATGACTATGAAGTAGCAAAGAGAAAAAAAGAGGAAGAACTCTATTGCCAAGCTCGCCTAAGACTAATCAATGCAAAACGAGTGATGCACGAGGATAAAATTGCAAGGGAGATCGAACTATTTGAAAATGTTACTATTACCGAACAAAAGGACATAAATCCTACTGTTATTGTTGCTATGACAGATATTGACGAGCTTAAACTACTATATAAAAATATGAGAGAGGAGATAGAACTTTTGAAGAAGGAGATAGAAGCGCTCAAGAAAGGCTAAATTTATTTTCAATTGCCTCTATACGATCCTGCAAACAGCAAAGCATATTATAAATAGGCTCTAGCATATCAACCTTCTCTTGGTCGTGGAACCTCGCTAATGGGATATTCCTAGAATAATTGTTTTCTTTAATTTGTCTGCGCTTCTTTTGAAGGATGTCTTCAATCGTTTTCATAGGATTTTTAATCTTCTCTATTTCTCTAACAAGTTCTAGTCGTCTTTCTTCCTCGAGCTGCGCTAGCTTTTCTCGTAACCTATCAATTTCATCTTGGCTCATGGTTACCTGGGAAAAAATATTAGAAATCTATTCATTTTTTATTCAAGCCAATGGTGAATATCAGGATACGTCTTATTGAGATCAGTTATCCAAACTAACCCTAGTTCCTGTGTAAAGCAATACTCACCATGACCACTATGGCCTCCAATCATAGTCCAGGAAATACGATAAAGCTTTTGCGTTGGATCCATTTGATAACTAGATCTCTTTGAAAAAAGCAACGTTCAATTTTTACAAAAATTGAACAGTCCTTTAACAACTATTAGTTGCTTGACGCCTTCCTTTCTTTAAAATGGAGTTCCGTATTCCTGAGTTTCTTACAGATGCCGATAAGAATGTTACTCTTCCGCTTTCTTCGCTGCTGAGTGTGCTGCGCAAGGTATCAGATGCCTTAACTGCTTCACATGCACTGATGAGCGAAGTACGTGAGTGCAGTGTTGCTGATGGTAATGATTACTTTTCCCTAGAGAAAAAGACAATGATCCTTAACGATCATCTCTTTGATATATTGGTTGATATGAATGATATCATACCGAAGAAGCCTATTCATGGGCCTTTGGTTGTGGATCTTTTGCTGGAGCGGTCTAGGCCGGCTTTGGTGGCTACCGCTTGTCCTCTGGAATCGTCGCTTTTATGCAAATGTTGCAATTCAGAGGAAGGTCAAGCTCTTCTGCTAGCTGCTAGGGTGATTGATAAGGCGACGGCCCCTGTTCCTACTCCTCCTTTGCCTTCTGCTGTGGCCGAAGAGGAGGATCTGTACGCTTAGAAAATTGACTTACTTTATTTTTTCACTGTTGCGGGCTAACTATGTTAGCCGATTGTGGAGGTACAGTATTTAAACTTGCCGTAGCGGAGACGCTACGGCAGGATAGGGAAAAAGAGCTGGCCGATGCTAAGATAAAATGGGTAGAGGAAGCGAAGCAGTTTGTTTTGGACCGAGCGTCTATAGTGAACGGACTTAAGGATAAGAACCCATCGTTGTATGTTAAAAGTCTTATGCCGTTTGACTTGGACGATATCAATGCTGTCTTAGCGTCTCGGACTATTGCACGCCCTTGCGTGTGTGGCTTACAGGGTTTGGACAAAGCGTTAAAGGAACTAGAGAAGCGCGATTTCCATGCGCAGGTCGTAGCCGATGCAACATTCTATTTATCTGCTAAAGGGGCTGGTGGGAAAACCGTAGGAGATGTAATGAGAACAAAGGAGCAAGCTGCCAAGGTTCGCTTAGAGGTAAACCAGTTTGCTCAACATGTGCGACTAGAAAGGAAGATCGCAAAATATACGTGGGGTTGCACTTGGATTGAAGGGAAGCATATTACTGGGTTGGGAGCTTTACACAGACTAACAATGGAACGCGAGGAACTCTTGACGAAGATACCCTATATCTATTCGAAGATGATGGATATGCTGGCAGAAAAAATTAAGGTAGAGTAGAATGGCTTGCACCATAACACGCTATGACTGTCCTGCAGATTCGAACATAATTAATAAATTTGGTATGAAAGCGAATGCGCAAGTTGAACGTAATCATAACTTCGTATCAATCTTTCCTTGGCGAGCTCAGTGCAGTCGTCAGGACCGTCACTACGTAGCGACAGCCCCGAACGGGATAATCTGTGGTTGGCTGGCCTGCAACGTATCTACACGGTACGGATATAAGCATATTTATATTGAAGAAATATCCACTCGGCGCATTAAGGATGAATTTTTTGGCGGTGTTGGAACTCGTTTGCATGCGGCTCTGGTGGCCGATGCTATCAAAGAAGATATGGACTTTATCTATCTTTCGCCACTGAATGAAGATGTGGCGCAAATTTATGCCCATTGGGGATATATCCGGCCTCGTTCCGATATTAAACAACAGTTTTATATTTTAAAGCGTATGCCACCTGGAAGGCTACTTGATAAATATACACCGATAAGTCCTCGTGCTCTTCTTGTTCGTGCGCATGCACTCGCCATGCTGGCGCCAAAAGATGACGATCTGGTTAAGTTAATTGATAAGAAACGTGGTAAAATTCTTGCACAGCCAAATTTAATTGAAGAATTATCGATCGCTCTCGACAGCATCGTTGATGCAGAGACATATGAAGAAGATGAAGGAGTTGACGAGGATGAACGAATGCCTTTAGATGATAAGCGTGAACTTGTGCGCGAAGTGCTTATGAAAGTAGCTGGGGGTGGTCGTAGGAAGACATTGAAGAAGCGCTAATAAAAAAGGTTGTAGTAATAGATATGGCCAAGACGCGCAAACGAAGGTTAAATAGACGTAAGACGAGAAAAACCAATAGACGGCAGAAGGGTGGCGTTGTCCAACCAAGTGACGTGCAGTTCTCAGCCAGATTGTCAGATACTGGGTCTACGTATAATGAGAATTTTTATGGCTCTGCTCATTTTCCAACTATTGACAATTTAATGGATGATAATCATAATGATGACTTTATGAAAAGAAAATATTATGAGGCTAAGATTTGGGATGGAATAAGAACAAAATTACTGGAAAGAATAAAAGAAAATGGTGGTAATAGTTTTATTGAAAAATTAATTACTAAGTTGCAAGAGTTTATTTCTCTTTTTTTTACTAATTTGATCGACACGGATAAATTTGAAACATTTTTAGAAAAATTAGGGAAAAAATTTGAAGAAAAAACAACAGGCGCCTTCTTATCTGGTATATTTAATTACTCTGCTTTTATTAATTATGTAGGAAAAGCTAAGAGGCCCTATATAAACGATCGTGGTGATTGGGTGAAGAAGGCAGTTAAGCAACATTGTAGAAAAATTCGAACATGTCTTACGTTAATTGATTTTATTGTAAAAGCGTTAGAGGGATTAGAACTTTCAAATGGCCAAAAAGTAATGAAGTATTATGTGGAATATTTTGATAACTGCATTAGATTTAGAAGAACATTAACAACAGATATTGAACACTATATAACTAACAAGGACGCCGCCCAGAATTTCGCTCTGAAGGCTGCGCCAATCCAAGCAAGGCGCGACGCCGCACTGAGGGCGGAAGCGAAGAAGGAATATAATGCAGCCAAAACCATAGCGGAGGAAGCTGCTGCCGCAAGCAAATTAAGGCGACTAGATAAATCTTTAGTAAATGAAATCCAATATTTTTTGGAGCAAAGAACATTTTGCGTCAAGGATTATAAGTTGTTTCAAGGCATTATACCTCAACCCGAGGACAGACATTGTTTGAATCTCCCAACCGCCGACTTAATTGAAAAATATCCGTTGTCAGAACTTTTGGATATTAGAAACAAATATAAAAAGTTATATTTACCTTTCCAATCGGGCACAAATATGTTTTTTCTTCCAGAAAGAAAAATGAACACAATAGACATTTTCGCAGCTGGAATTTCAGGACATACTGCCGAAATTGGTTTAATGATGCAATTATTTGCTGGGAAAACAAAGCCGCCTGAAAACATGCAGAAATTTGTAGCAATTGTATGTCTAATATGGATGTTAGATTACTTTCATCATTCATTCCGTGAAATTTTATTAGCAAGCACTATTCATTTTGAACCAGCTGCAGGCCTGATAAATGAAATAGAGTGGTTGTATTCAGTAGGGGACCCTAAAGAAAGCATTGAAGGCATTTTAACAAGATTTGATGCGATTATATCCTCGCTATTTTTTGATATAGATAGTATTCAATTTGATAATGATCATATGAAAAATATGGTAAACTTCATGTTTTTAGGTAGAGATATAGAGACTATTAAAGATACACTCAAGAATACTGAAAGGAATCTTTTAACATTTAAGGAAAACCTCCCTGAGAGTCTTAAAACAAGTATAGTTTGGCCTTCAGATTGTAATTCTAAAAAAGTTGTGGAAGCACGCGAGGCATACATGAATGTGTTTGAACCTGCTCTAATTACCAACTCAAAGTAGGCGTGAAGGAGTTGACGAGGCGCGCGCAGCGCGAAGTATTACTGAAAGTTGCGGGCGGTAAGAGGAGAAAGACTAGAAAGCAACGCAGATAACAATATTCTACAAAGTAGTATTATGTTATTGAAAGTATAATTTGTTTACACGCTGCATACACCAACCTGGAAACGCGGGCGTGTTAGGTCATCGCAGTTGTTGTCTGTAACTACATACCCGACGGCACCGCCCTTGCCCTCGTTAGAAATGACACCAGGTACCTGAACGCGTGTGAACACGATGTATTCACTTTCTGTGGATGAGCCAATTAATATCTTCGCGCCCATGTTATTCACTGTCTTGCCGACGTCGATGTTATCGCCACTGTGCTCCAGTTGAGTATAAGGACCTACGCCACGTAAAACATCAGTCACTGTTGCGCCAGTAACAGTGAAGACGCTTCCAACACGTGTAACGTAGTCACTATTCGCCTGGACCCAATCATTGAAATCACTGTCAAGGAAAAAAGGGACGCCGCCTCCAACAGCCGAATAAATTGTTAGGAAGTTCTTTGTCACACGCTGCGCAATCGGAGAGAGAACAGAAGTCATTTTATAAACTGAGATAAGATTTTTTTTACGCAGCCGGAGGTTTAGGCATATTTTGCTCTGAACTCTTGCTCCGTTAGAATTGGGATGTTTAGGGCTTGTGCCTTCTTAGTCTTCTCATTCGCTACAGACGCATCCTTGATGCATAGGATCGTAACCTTCTTGGATAACGCATCTGCTAAGGTGCCGGCCTGGGCGACGACAAGTGCCTCAAGGTCCTTCGGATGAAACCCAGTAAAGAGAACAACCTGGTCCTTGAGCTTGCCATCCTTTGGCTTTTCTACTGGGGTCGGAGTATGTGGTTTCACACCAACAATGGCCATAAAAGTCTTGAATGCGGGTAAGTTATCAACGAAACCCTGTGCGGAATCTTTACTCCAACCGTTCAGAGCAGCGACTTGTTGTGCTAGACCTGCTGGAGCTTCCAACGATTTGGGTACTAGTTGTAGGGCTGCTTCAAGGCGCTTCGTGCCAGCGGAGCGACCGAAGACACCGGAGCCTACAGCCCAGTCTGAGATTGTTGCCTTCTGAATCGCTTCCTTAATGGCATCAAGTAACTTCTGTGCTGACTTCTTACCAAACTCGCCAAGTAGTTGGCCTTCCGTTACGTGAACCATTTGGGGGATTGTTTTGATACCCGCGGTGTAGAGCTTCGCAATGTTGCCTTCGCCACAGAACCCAATATGAAGACTATCGGCAAAGTTTAAAAGGATACGCTTCTGTACATCAGGATTTGCAGCGATATCGTCTAAGACTGCATCCACATGGGTCTCGTTCCAGTGCCAAGCCAGAGTAGGCATCTGAGGACCTCCTGGAGCTGCCTGCTGTACGGCCTTGATGTAGGGAATAACGTCGCCACTACGAATGATATCGAGGAAGGCACCTGGACCTATACCATTGTTATGGATGAATTGAGCATTAAATCCTGTAGCGTACTGGATAATCACACCGTTAATGTTAATTGGTTCAAATTGTACTGTTGGCTTTAGAAATCCGTCCTTGGACGCCTCCCATGCAACGTTTAGGACTTCTGTCGTGGCCTGCTGGTCGGCAAAGGACATCTTAAACGCAAATGCATGGTCAGGATTGCCGATCTGTCTAGGATAGACCTTATCGTGCGCTACGATAATGCCGTCGATTTCGTACTTGGACGTGTCCTTTCGCTTCGTCAAGAGTTCTGATAATGATTCGATGGAAACATCTTCCTTCATATCCCAACGAGCCGTATGAAAGGTGCTTTGCTTATCGAGAAGTTGGAACTGCTCCGAAGGTGACAGACCTTCAGGCACGATAACTTCATACGCAACGAAGTCGATTAGGTTCATTAGGGCGATGCGCTCAGCAGTGAGCGTCTTCTGGTTTGCAAGGCCTGATACCATTTGTCTGGCACCACGCTTGCCCTCCTTGACCTTATCATAGTTGGCTTTGGATACGATGAGTTCACCACGAACGACGCATTTTTCCAAACCAGGGCAGTCGCCGACATTAATATGGGAGATCATATGCTTGATATCCTGGCCGATAGTGCCGTCTCCACGAGTATAAAGTTCGCGTTTGCCACCGTCCTTCACGTAGAGACCTGAGATGCCGTCAAGCTTGTCGCTAATACAGACCTTTCCAGGGTATCTGAGTTTCCAAGATGTTAAGTTGTTCTTATCGGGCTTGATTTTGTCCATACTGCCCATGAAATACGGTAGCTTGACCTTGTTCTTGATGACCTCAGCACCTACACCAAGAACTTCGCCATACTTTGTTTTTAGAAGAAGAGCCAAGCGGTCATAGTTCTCATCCGTAATGAGAGATACGCCATCATTGTAGTATTTATCTCCAAAGTACTTGATAACGTCTTCAAGTTCCTTCTTGGACAGCGTTGGCATTGTCTTAAAGAAATCCGTTATGAGAGCTTGTGCAATCTGCTCTGTGTGTTTATCATAGACCTTGGCCTTCGGGGACGGCGTCTTTTCTTTTTTAGGCGTAGCAGCCTTGGGTGTAGGGGGCTTAGCTGCCTTAGGAGCCTTATGTGGCTTAGGCGCTGGAACTGGTGCTTGTGCTGGTGCTTGTGCTGGTGCTTGTGCTGGTGCTTGTGCTGGTGCTGGCGCTTGTGCTGGCGCTTGTGCAGGAAGATTAAGAGCGTTCATCGCTTTTATTAATTCACTAATCTTATCAACTTTAGCCTGGTCACCCTTGACTTGCTTGGATTCACCTTTTGTGAGTTTTTGGGTCAGACGCTCTCTTGTCTTTGAAAGCATATTCCGATTAGCCTTACGTGTATTTAAGTTTGTTTTATACACGTTAGTCTTGAGTTTCTCTACAATGTCCTCGTAGGCTCTGCTCATCTCTACTTATCATTGAGTTTTTTTTAATAATACCCAATTACAATTGTACGTATATTTATGCGGGTACCAGCTGTTAAATTATCACCGTTGCCCATTATTCGTAAAGCGCGTGTAGAAATCGTCGAAATATTCATAGTGCTCGTTGCTACGCTTGGATCTGACGCAGCGCTACTTGACAATGGTACTGTGCCTAATACATTATTTGACCAATCATTAATTGTAACTGTCGCATTCACTGGGGTCGCGCCTGGGTAATAATACACAACGCCCATATACACTATATTTACATTAGGAATATTGATTAATGTACCTAATTCTGCTAATGTAGACGTTACGTTTCTAAAAGGTGTTCCATTATTTTGTAAGAAACTAAAGGTTGCTGTATCACGATAATTCGTTCCAATGAATGGAACTACAGAGCCAGTTGGTCCGATTGGGCCCGTGAAACCTTTAGGTCCTGTTGAGCCTTGTCCAGTTGGACCTGTAAGGCCTGTAGGACCTGTTAGACCTGTAGGACCTGTAGGGCCAGTTAGGCCTGTAGGACCTGTAGGACCCGTAGGACCAGTTGCGCCTGTATCTCCTGTTGGACCAGTATCACCTGTTACTCCTGTATGTCCAGTATCACCAGTAGGGCCAGTAGGGCCAGTATTTCCTGTTGGACCAGTATCACCCGTTACACCTGTAGGTCCGGTACAACCAGTAGGACCTGTGGCGCCAGTATCTCCTAATGGACCAGTATCACCCGTTACACCTGTAGGTCCAGTGTTTCCTGTTGGGCCAGTAGGGCCAGTATCTCCAGTTGGACCAGTATCACCTATTACACCTGTAGGTCCAGTGTAACCAGTAGGGCCAGTTGCGCCTGTATCTCCTGTTGGACCAGTATCACCCGTTACACCTGTAGATCCAGTGTTTCCTGTTGGGCCAGTAGGGCCAGTATCTCCAGTTGGACCAGTATCACCTGTTACACCTGTAGGTCCAGTATCACCAGTGTAACCAGTAGGGCCAGTTGCGCCTGTATCTCCTGTTGGACCAGTATCACCTGTTGGGCCAGTTTCACCCGTTACACCTGTAGGTCCAGTGTTTCCTGTTGGGCCAGTTGTGCCGGTATCTCCTGTTGGACCAGTATCACCAGTTACACCTGTAGGTCCAGTGTTTCCTGTTGGGCCAGTTGTGCCTGTATCTCCAGTTTGACCAGTATCACCTGTTAC